CGATAAGTACCAGTTGACAGACGAAGCGGTAACGGTTAAGCAGATTGCGACCAAGCAAGCGGCGGAAAACGTGTATAAAACGGTGGCGCTTTACACAACGGCGCAGCTGTTACCGGAAATGCCTGCGCAATCGTATAACCGTACGGCAAACCTCTTTGCACTCTATGACCGGCTCGAAAAAAGTATTGACCTTAATGATCCGGCCGTATACGGCGCCGTACAGGAACTCAGGCAAGCGCTTTCTCAAGAACTTGCGGCAAAACAGCTTGTGCAAGAACTTTCTATCACATTAGGACGCGGCATGCCGCTTTTAGCCTTAGCGCAGTATCTCGGCGCAGAAGAGCGAATCTTACGCGCATTAAATATTATTGAAGACTCATTTGTCATACAAGGAGCTATCCGCTATGTCTAGCATTGTTATTAACGTTGCTCCGGCAGGGAGTAAGGTCTTTAAGCAGCTTCAATGGAACCGAGTGCATATTAAAAAGTCGCTCGATGAAATATGCCATAGTCTTACGCTTGAACTCCCGATTAGTCAAAAAGACCTTCTTCATAAACACGATACGATAGAAGTTCGTTTTTACAATAAGCACATTACGCATAATAACGGAAACTTGCGCGTTACTACCGTTCGTATTGATGAAATCACCGATACCACCGATTCAGGGCGCAAATATATTACCGTTCTCGGTCGCTCTCCTGCCCGCGATATTATCGATTCAACGTGGACGGGAACGACGGAAAGTGCAACACTACTTCAAGTAGCCGAAACAATTGCAAAGGGTTCATTCGGTATTGAAGTACAGCATTTACCTCGTGGTGTTGACTATACCGAAACAATTCCCGTCTTTGCGTGGGACTGTGAGTCGCCTTGGACGCAGCTGGTAAATGCAGCGGAGAATCAAGGCTATGTATTTACCTCAAATGAAGCAGGTGAATTATATTTGACCAAATCGGGACGAGATGCGAGTCAATGGCATTTTATTTTAGCGGAAGGGATGAATATTAAATCGGTAGAGACCACCGAATCGGGAGCAGAGCAGTTCCATGAGTATGTTGTCGTTTCCAGCAAACTTGAAGGACGCGCCATCGATCCGCTTTGTAACAATAACCGTATTTTGACGCTCAACCTTTCGGATTTTAAGCTCGACCAAGAAAAGGTAAACCGGCGAGCACAGATTGAATTATACCGGCGCAGAAGACGGACAACAACGGTAACGGTTTCCGGCTGGGGCTTAACCGATGCGCAAATCAAGAGCTTTGATACAACACATGAAAAAGAACTCTTCTTTAATCCGAATTTTTTAATCCCTGTTTACATACCTTCCGCCGGTCTTGACTGTACTATGATGATAAGCGAGGTTGAATACCGTGCAGAACCTACTGCATTTGACTGCACCATCAGCCTTGTTAATCCTGAAGTGTATATGGGAAAAGAGGGCACTGTGTTTAAAGATAAAAAAAGTGGCTTAAAAGGGAAGAAATCATCGCTCCTTGAGCAAGTTGCAAAACGGCACAATATCACTCCTGTAAAGGTTCGATAAAATGACGATATCCGATCTTTATGCACGGTTGAGAAATCTCTTTAATGTCGGTGTTTTCAAAAAGCGCGATAAGGAAACGGTTACGGTGCAAACCGAGTTCGGCCGCACACTCGAAGCGGCCGAAGTCTTTCCGTATGGGTTTATCGCAAAAGCCACAGAAGGAACAGCGCTCATATTCACTCAAGGGGGGAATGCCGGCTCCTTTCTGCTTTTGCCGATATGCTCCGCGGAAGGTGCTCCTGAGTTACAAGATGGGGATTCAGCCATTTGGAGCAAAGACGGCGGCTTTGTCATTGCCCGCTCCGATAAAACGGTTGAGCTGAACGGCACGGAACACGGCGGTCTTATCAAAATAGCGGAACTGAAAAAAGAGCTTGAAAAGACCAATGCCTTTTTAAAAGCCTTCGTACAGGTGTTACAGGTGCCGGTTACCGAAGCAGGAAACGGCGCTCCGTCAGCCTTTCAAGCGGCGTTAAACGGGGCATTAAGCGCCTTGCAGCTTGCCGACTTCTCGCAGATTGAAAATACAAAAGTGCAGCACGGCGGCAGCTAAGAGGCGGGCTTTTATGGATAACGGTAAAACGGTACGGCTTGAAAACTGGACGGATATACAGGAACTCGTCGCGATGAGTATCGGCACGGATAAAGGGCGTTGGTGGGCTGATCCTACTTTCGGTTCCGAATTATGGATACTCAAGGAAGAAGGAAAACTTGACGGTACCAGCGCCGGAAAGGTGCGCTCATATATCTTAGAAAGCCTTGCATGGCTTAAAACGGACGGCTTAGTCCGCTCGATTGAATGTACCGCCGAGCGCACCGGCAAGAATGAAATCCGCTATGTGGTAACTGTTGTGCAGCCTGACGGAAGCTCGGTATTTATAAAGGATGTATGGTATGGCATTGGTTAGAGAATCCTTACCGGTCTTACTCGACCGTATGTACAGCGCATATATGAGCCGCTTTAAGCCGCTCGATAAAACCGCCCGGCATAATTTGATTCGGGTTCTATCGGAAGTACAGGCAGGGATGTATCATCAGCTCCTTGGCGACCTCTCATTTTTAGCCGATCAGCTCTTTCCGGATACGGCAACCGGTGACTATTTGCGTATGCACTGGTCTGACCGGGTACCGCCTTTGTATGCCGTCGCTGCCATCGGACAAGCGGAAATTAAAGGCGTTACAGGAACGGCAGTACCGGCGGGACTTGTCTATACCTCCGCTTCCGGTAAGCGCTATTTTACCGATACTGCTTTCAAAATAGACAGCACCGGGAAAGCTGTTATCTGGCTTCATGCCGAACAGGCGGGTGGCGCTTCCAATCTTGCTGCCGGAGAAAAGCTCAAACTTTCCTCAGCGCTTCCCGTCGGTCTTTCCGGTGAAGCGGTGGTGCTCGGCGGCATCAAAGGCGGTGTTGATGCTGAAAGCGATGAAGAATACCTTTCACGGGTACTGCTTGCATTACGCAATACTACCCGATACGGCAAAATCGGAGACTTTGCCGCGTGGGCGGTTGACTCCTCAGCTGATGTATCGAAAGCCTTTGAGTTTAAAAATTTCGGCGTATTCGGCGCTCTTTTGATACAGGTTATCTCAGGCGATCATTTTCACGGTATTTCACAGGTTGGCAATCTTGCAGTTGTTACCGCCTACCTTGATTCCGTTGCTCCGCCGGTTCTGTATACAGTACGCACACCATCCCTGCGCCCTATCGACATGACAATTACCTTACTTGCTACCGAAAGCAGCAGCGAAAATCACGGCATCGTCGAAAACCGCCTTAAAACCTATCTAAACGCCTCAGCTCGTCCCGGTGTCCGCTATACGGAAGGCAGCTTCCACGATGCGATTGTAGATGGGGTAAAAATCAGCTTTGCAAAGGTTGAACTTACCAACGGTTCTGCCGGAGAATTTACCACGACCGTACTGGAGTATCCGGTATGGGGGACGGTGCGCTTTGCCGTTAAGTAATCTCCTGCATACGCAAGCCGATTATGCCGCTGCCATTAAAAAGCTTTTTCCGCTCGGTGTGTACTGGGATGCGCAGTTCGATGATCCGGAAAGCGACCTCTCTCAATGGGTCGAGGCTCAAGCAGAAGAACTCTACCGCTTCAAAAGCCGCTTCCCGCGTCTGATGCAGGAAGCCACACCCAAGACAGCAGATACCACTATAGACGACTGGGAACGTGTCTTGCTCGGTTCAGTCTATCCGCACTTACCGCTTGAAATGCGGCGCTCACTACTTTTAAGTAAGAGGCGCGGGTTTATAAACCGTTCGGGTTTGCAGGAAATGGCTTCACTGTACACGGCAACAATAAAGCGCGCTTATTATCCGTATCGCTCCGCTTTTTTCGCTCATACCCGTATCGGTATCAACAGAATGTGTTCTCCCGCATCTTTTTCCGTGTACTTCATTGAAGCGGAAATTAAAAACGCTGCGTTAAAAGCTGATTTTGAACGGGCAATGAAAGATGCGCTTTTAGCAAATATGATTATCTATTTTTTCTATACTTAGGAGGAAATCCTTTATGGCTGGAATGTATCCTGATAATCAGGAACTTGATATCTTCGGTGAGAAAGTCCAATGGCCGGGTGTTGACTCATCCGGCAAATTCTCAAACGGCAGCTTCCAAAACCCGCTTGAAAAGCCAAGTTTTATCCCGGCGGAGACTATCAATCTTATTTTAGACAACCTGTCGGAGCTGATAACAAAACTCGGCGGCACTCCGGATAACACCTCGATTGACCAGCTTGCGAAACTTTTTACCGTTGCTGCAACCGCCAATGCCGGTATCATGCGAGATGCTTCCGGCCGTGCAAAAGTCGCAGCACCTGAAGCTGATGATGATATTGCACGCAAAGCGGAAGTGGACAGCGGCAAAGATGATACTTTAAAGTCTGCTAAAAGTTATACAGACCAGAAAGTACAGGCCGAAGCACAAACGAGAGCGCAGGGGGATGCTGACACATTGAGTTCAGCAAAAAAATATACGGATGAACTGCTTATCGCCATCTTCCAGAACGGCTACATCCAGTGGCCGTGGATGCCGAAACCTGAGACCGTTTTCTACTTCAAGGGGTACCGCTGGGCCGAGGTCAACTATGACGGCTGTTTTTTCCGGGCTAAAGGAAAAGGAGCGAACCCATTTAATGGCGAAGAGCAAGGCGATGCGATTCGAAATATTACGGGCACTGTTGCATTTGACGCTGGCAATAGAATTATCTCATGTTCAGGCGTTTTTAAAACCGTTGAGCGTGGTGGTGATAGGTCTTGGACTGCTGACGGCTATTGGGAAAAACAAAATATGTCTTTTGATGCTTCCCGTGTTGTTCCAACTGCAGACGAAAATCGATCTCGGAATAAAACCTTTATCATTTGGCAACTTAAAAAAATATAGGAGACTAACGGCATGGAATACCTTGAGATTAAAGATAATATCATCATCGGGCATTATTGCGGAGCAATGCCTAAACAGAAAGATCCTGTAATCGAATATCGGATTATTGAAAATTGTGTCGCAAATATCGGCGACGACATCCGTATGTACACTGACTTACAGTCGGGAACTAAAAAGCCGCTTACGCAATTAGTAGCGGAAAACCTTATCTCAGTACCGGAGGGTAAAAAGCTCAATGAAGCTGGTGCGGGCTTTATCGATATGACGGAAGCGGAAAAAGTTGCGGCCGGTCTTATTCAGCTCAAGCCCGATGAAAAGATAGAAAACGGGTACATCGTCCCAAAAACAAAAAAAGAGCTTTATGATGAAGGGAAGATTTCGAAAGAAGAATACAATCGTTACATTGATGATCTCCGTCAAGCAGCTTACAGTCGTGAAAGCGATCCGCTCGGTATGCAGGTTTTAAGGGGTGAATTAGATAGGTCAGAATGGCTTGCTAAAATTAACGAGATAAAACGGCGTTATCCAAAGGAGGAATAGCAACAGAATCCTATTGGAATAACTGAAGTGGTGTCTATTGCAGTTTATCCATTTGTGCGTTAAATATTTTTTGACCGTCTGCAGCTGGTTTTTCGCAGGATGGTAGAAAGAATGGTTGAGGCGGTGTGCGGGTTTGTGTTTTTGAAAAGCTGTATGCTTGTTTCAATCTGAATGATACGTTTCCGTTTTTTGCTTTAAAGCGGATAACTTTATGCAGGTTTCCGCCGTAAGATAGTAGCTTACCGGTTTTAAATGCAATATAAGCCCGCGCTACTTGCCGGGCTTTTTTTGACGTTATGTTTTTTTTGAATGCGCCGCGAACCTTTTGCGCTTTTACCTTGTTGACTCGATACATCCTTGCAACCGGTCTTGCTCGGCTGCCGCTTCGGGCAATGTCGGTAGGAATGGCAAGTGTGGAGCCGGTAGCCGGTTTGTGTATACCGCCTTTTTCTTGCCGTTCCATATAGGCAGCTTTTTCTGTTATACCAATTGTTGAATGTATTGCATGGAGCGCATAGCGTCCTTTCGGCATTTGATCATACTGTACTTGACGTGTTGTAAAGGTGTTGCGCAGTGTAAAGGTGTCTTTCATGGTTTTAGCATTCTGCTTTTTAGCAAGTGCAGCTTGAATATTGACGGTGTTTGTTGCCGCTTTTATAATCCGTTCTTTAGCATCGGTCGTTAAAAGATGAAAACTTTCAGGATCGTTAATAATCATTTTTGCAATCTGCGACATAATTCATTCCTTATTTAGAACAGTTCTAATTGATTATACAGTACGATTGTAAATTGCAGCAGTGCCTTTTTTGCTTTTCGGTTGCTACTACACTGTTTTTGTATATTTTGTTTCGCGGCCGATAGTGCCGCGGTTATCGATGTATGTATAAAGGCTGCTTCGTGCGGTGTTTTTTGCCTGATAATGCGGTGGATTTTTAATTTATAGCCGTATGCAAAAAGATTATTCCGCCGGTATATCATCAATTCAATAAAGTCGTCATAATGGCGTTCATGCAGTTGTTTTACCGTATCGTATTCGGAACATCTTGTGTGTGCTAAAATATCAATGGGTGATGCCGGTATCATTATTATTTCCTTATGCAAACGGGTCTTCGTCGGGAGGCGGCATGTCATCGGATGATGTAAATGCCGTACTATTTTCAGGGATAAGAGTGGGTTGTGTTGCTTTTCCTTCAATCTTTTTAAGCCGCACATTGATAAAGCATAAGACGGGGTTTCCATCGATCTTTTTTTGCTTGTACTTTATTTCAATATAGTCATGCTTAATAAAGCGTACGAATTTATTTCGGGTGAGTGCTTCTTTATCGTCCGCTGCTAATTCGTAGTAATTAAGGTACTGGTCGTATACCGCTTGTACTGTTTCAAAAGCGTCGCCGGACATATCAATTTCAATACAATCCGATACAAATTTATCGAGGTCTGTTTCCTGATCCTTTACGTAGTTCTCTTTGTAGTTCTTGCATTCTTCCGATAGGGGAATTGCTCCTTCATATTTATATTTTAATTCAATATATAGGTTGGCAAAGTGTTTAATAATTGCAGGGTATTCTTCCCGTATAGATTTTAAAATTGTCGAAAGAGACTTTGTGTCTTTACCGCCTTTTTTATGTTGGACGGAAAAGGGAATGACAAGCATACGGTCTATGGTTGCTTGTTCGTGTGCGTCAAACCGCGGACTGTGATTCGTGCACATGATAATTTGTGCGGTTGGGATAAAATCGTGCGGTTCTTTGTAAAGACCGCGGGCGGTAAGCGTATCATTGCCGGTAAGTTCTTTCCACAGTGCAGCGTTCAAATAGCCATTACGCTCCGTTTCCTGCACGATGGCAGCTCCTTTCCCCTCAAGGCGGGCGATATACGGGGTCGCTTCGTTTCCAGATACCCGCCGTTTGTTTTGGGAAACGAGAATGTCGGCGGGGATGCGGTCAATCATATCAATATAGACGTCTTTGAGTAGCTCTATCGTTGTCGTTTTACCGGTATGAGTTTTCCCGATAAAAATACCGCCGTATTTAAACTGCATATTTCGAGACGGAATAAGCGATAAATAATACATCAGCGTCTGGAGCGTTTCTTCATTTTTAAAGTTTGATTTCATAAACGCAAGGAAATTAGACGGCTCTATTGCCTTTTCTACAGCTTCCATACGATACGGCAGTACATCGCGCCGGTATTCTTCGGGTGTGGATTTCCTAAAAACAATCTTGTTGCCTGAAAAATCCATAACACCGTCAAGCAGTGTGAGCGATTCCCGTACAGTCGGCCCGTCAAAAAGAACATTTTCGCGGAATACCTCCGGTTTCAAACCTGAAAGGTCTTGCGCAAGTTCTACACGAAAACGCCGCGCTTCTATTTTTTGCAGCAGTTCGTATATTTTTGTTTTTTCCGATTTAAGACGTCCGATAAACGAACGCAAGACGTTTGCAAGAATACTATAGGCAACGCCTGCTATATCCGGTTCGCGTGTCCATATATGCCCGTTAAAAAAATAATGCTTCTTTTCATTTTCTACATAAATAAGTCTGCCTTGCAGTACATCGGAAACAAGCATTGAAGCGGAACGGACGCCGCCGGTTGTTAAAAATTGCAGCGCATTTGCATTTTTACGCATTGCTTCGTAGTCAATTTCAACAATGGTCTTTTGCTTTTTAATTTTTGCAAGGATTTCTTTTTCGGGAATAAGCGCCCGTTCAATCGATTTTTGCAGATATTTCGATGTGCCGTATTTTTCACACGCTTCAATCAGAAAATAGGGCGTATAGTCGTTTTTATGCTCAAGCTGTTCGGGCGTTGCGCCCCATTTTAATAATTCCTGTTTAATCTGATTGTTATCACATGCTTTTATACAAGCTGAAACGAACGGTTGTACGTCTTTATCGTCTACATCGTCAAGCGGAATTTTCTTTAAAAGGTTACGCAGCTGTTTAATACTAACTGTATCGAATGTTTCCCAAAGAACGGTTGTCTCTTTTTCTTTTTTTTCTGGCGGAATATATTCTTTTGCATCTTTGATTGCTTGCAGTACCGCTTCAATTTTACCGGCGCAAATAGCGGCATCTTGGTCTTTATGCGGAAATTCGTCAGACAGGGAAGCAATTTTTATTATGCCGTTATAGCCTGCCTTTCGTAATGTATCAGGAAGATTTGTTTTCCGTTTGTCGTTTTCGTTGATTGCAACTAATCCTGATGCTTTGCGCCCTGCAATATCTTTATCAAAAAAAATGATGATTTCGGGAACTGATAATAAATACTGTTTTATTTTAGGGCCGGTTAAACCTTCTGTGCCTCCTGTTGAAAAGACGTTTTCTATTCCTGCAGCAGCGCAGGAAAGAGCATCCATTTCACCTTCTACTAATATAACCGGTTTCTTACTGTCGATTACGCCGGGCATCGGAAATGTTTTGCAGCTTTTTGTGCCGCGTTTTTCACATACGAAATTTTCGTAATAATGCAGCTTATATCCTGAACCTAATTTGATAATGACGCCGGAATGCTGCCAGCTTGAATATCCCTTTATAGGATGCGGCAGCGGAACGCCGGCGCCGCGCAGCACAGCTATACCGGCTTCGGCGCTGGCAATGTCGTAGCCTGGCCAGTAAAAAAAATACTTTACCAAATTTCTTGCAATGCCTGGAGGGTAGTCAGTGCCGGAGCCACTGGTTACGTTTGCCCGTGTCTGGAGAAAGCTCCGTATTTGATTTTCTGCTTTCTTATTGCCGGCAAGATATTTTTCAAATGCAGCGCAGGCTGCAGCGTCCGGCGTAAAGGTTTCTTTTTCTGCTGTTTGTTTTTCCGGTTGTTTAATTGGGGTATATCCGCTGCCGAATGCGGTTTCGACTGCTTTGAATTGTTCTTTTTTATCGGTAATACCTTCTAAAATCCCTACAGCATCATAAATATCGCCGTGTATGCCGCAATTTCCTGAATAGCACATAAAGCGATCTTCAAACAATTCGCATGACGGGTTTCGGTCTTCATGTTCAGGATTAAAACAACGAACAAGTCCCCGTTCCGCTTTTATACCTTTTATCCGTAAATATTCTATCAGTCTGTTTTTGTATTTGTCAAAGTTCATGTGTTATCTACCAATTTCTGAAAATAGGCTGCCGTGTGTTATTTGTTTGTATAATCAAAGAGTCCGAGCCGTTCTTTGTGCATCCATCACCATATTTGCAGTCTCCCGTATTCGTCGTAAATATCATCTGCTTTTTTTATTGGTTTTAGCTGTTCCTGTTGTGCTGCAGCCGGTTTTTGCTGAACGGCAGCAGCCGGTTGTTTTGCTTGTTCCGAGTGAGATACGGCAGCTGGAGGTGTTTTATGCCGTATGTCGACAATTATTCCTTCAAACACCTTTTTAACGGTGTGTACTTTTAGCGGAAGCGCCGCTATACCGGCTTTTTGTAGTTGCCGTATTTCCGTAGGACTGTATTTTGTTCCGTCCTGGCAGAAAACCCAGCCTGATTCGCAATGATAAGCTGTTTCTTGTTTGAGAGTTTCGCTGTATTTATAGAGCCATCCGGGTTTATTCGGCATCGGCTATGCCTTTGTGTCTGTATGCAGCAATGCAATAATATCGTAGGCTGCTTCAATTTTTGCTTGTTCAAGCAGTTTTGCCGAATCCGCACCGAGTGTTTTA